TCTTATCGACCACGCCCTGGATCAGGCGCTCGAGGTCGTTCACGCTCACCACCGTGGCATTGTAGCCGTCGAGCCGGCGCACCGTGCAGTCGTCGGCGACGAAGTATTGCTGCAAGCTCCAATGCGGTTCCCAGCCGGTGACCGCGGTGAAGGTGAGCAAGCCCACCGGGATGATCGAGGTGCGCCCTAGCGGAAAGGGATAGGTGGCGGCGTTGGTGTAGACGGTGCAAGCCTTCTGGCCCCAAGCGAAGTATTGCTCGGCCCAGACCGTGCCGCGCACCAGGCCGCCCGATTGATCGGCGAGCGTGTAGCTCAAGGCGTTTTGCGTGTGATCCGAATCATCCACCCAGATGTCATTCACGCCCGAGGCATACACATGCCCGTCCTGCGTGGTGAAAAGCAGATAACCGTCGAGCATGGCGACGCTGTTAGTCACCGGCAGCGAAGTGTCGGGATAGGCCGCCACGCCGGTCGAAGGGCTGACATAAAGCGCGCCGACCTCCTGCGAGACGAAGACGATGTCCGGCGTCGGCGACTTATTGTTGTGCGCCCAGGAACCCGGCAGCACGCCATTCAAAGTGCCGGCAACCGGGGTCACCGCGCCGTTAGCACTGACCGACAATGCCGTTTGAGCTCGAGCCACATAGAGCGTGTTTCCAACGACATGCATGCCCCGCGGTATCTGCACGCCGGGATCGGCGAAGGGCACCAGGCCGGGCACTAGGCGCCACATGTTCACCTGTTGGTCGGCCTCGAAATATCTGTTGAGCAAGCGCCCCAGGCCCTCGCCCGGCGCCCCGCCGGGCTGGTTGGTTTGCGGGAAAGGGATGTCAACCACGCTTGCGCTTCTTCTTGCTCGAGCGCGCCTGGCGCAGGGCCGCGGCCACCGCCTGCTTCTGCGGATGACCGGCGCGCACCATCTCGCGGATGTTCTGCGACACGACCTTGCGGCCCGAGCCCTTCTTCAACGGCATCACATAAAACTCACTTGCTGCGGGCCGTAGCCCGGCTTGCCGGCCGACATGCGCTTGAGGGCGTCCTGAGTTGCCGCCGCCGGCGGGATGTTCGACTGCGGCCCCGCCGTGGCACCGAAATCAGGCATGAGCGAAGCTGCCAGCGCATTCGCCAGTTGTGAAGCGGCCCCGCTCGGAACCTGATCCATGTCAGCCACAAAATAAATGCCCATGAGCGCCAGCTCGGAGCAGACGACATCGAGGCGGTCCAAAGCCAATTGAAAATCCGCTGCGTCAGCCTCGGGTACGTCGACACTAATCACGCCCAGCCGGGTGAGCGCCTGGTTCACGATCCATGTCGAATCACGGTACTGGGTGACGGGTGCGGTCATTTGCGTCCCTTGCGCCGTTCGCGGTCAAAGCCCTCTAGCCAGGCTTTCCTTTGCGCGGCCGAGAAGTGGGTCGGAGCCGCACGATCATGACCAGATGCGTAGGCCTTTTGGCCGCGCTGCCGCGCTTCCCTGATAGGGATGTTCTCGGCGATTTTGTCGACCGGCTTGGCGATCGGCTCGGGCTCTTTTTTGGCATGTCCGTTATCCAAGCTAACGCTGAAGTGCGGATGCTCGAGCACGGCCTCGAGGCCCGACCAATCGTCGGGCACCTCGAGCGGCTCGCCGTTTCTGAATTGCAGGGCATGAAAGGTCACGACCGGCGCGGCGTCGAGCCGGTCGTGATAAGTGACGAGGATCATGTGTCAGGCGTCGCCGCGACGAAGAAGGTGACCACGCCCCAGTCTTTCAAATCGGTGTTGGTGCCCGGCGAACCCACCGGCGCCTTGGCGATCTTGCCATAGGCGTATTGCACCTCGACGCCGATGCCGTCGAGGAACTCGTAATCGTCCTCTTTACGGCGGGTGGCGCGCGGCATTTGGCCCAGTACGTAGGCATAAGCGCTCTGGCCGCACATGAAGCACGGCGCACAATCGATACCCGCCGCGCCGGTGCCGGCCAGCGGCCCATTGCCGACCGCCGGCGTGCCCGTGCCGACCACATAGAAGGAGTCGATCTCGGGAATCTCGCGATAGACGATGCCGTCCGCCACGAGATGGGCGCCGGTGAAGATCGGGTTAGTCTTGAGCGGATCAGTCTCGCGCTGACGAGCTTGCAAGTTAGCGTTGGTCATCGCCGGATCGGCAGCGAGATCGCGATAGGCGCGTGAGCCGATGAAGCACACATACCATTCCTGATCCGTGTCGATCACCTGATAGGGCTTGATGGCCGGCCAGTTGCTGGCATTGGTGGTCAACATTGCCTTGCGCTTGGCGAGCAGTCCGACAGCGCGCGTCAGCTTGTCAGAGGCCGCCGCGAGCACGAGTAATGAGGAAGCCACATTGCCCGCCACCGTGTTCGAGTTTTTCGCACCGAAGAGAATGCGATCGTTGTTCGCGGTCAGCCAGTTGTTACGCTGCGCCGCGCTCGCCGACGCATAGGGCAGACCGTTCACCCGGCCATTGAGCGGACCGGTGCCGTGATAGTTGGGCGGGATGGCCGCGGTCGGGATCGACAGCAAGGCACTCACCGTGTCGTCGCGCCGGATGCGCTTGGCCCAGCCTTGCAAGGCCGGCGTCGCCGCATCGCGGATGTTGATCGCCGTCTCTTTCTTGATGGCCTTGTTGAAGAGCACGGCGTTTCTGGCCCAATCGGCCCAGAGCGGCATGCCGTAGTTATTCAAGACATCTTCGTTGCCGACCAGGGTGCCGGTGGTCACGCCGGCGCCGGGCAATTGATCGAGCAGCGGGACATTGATTTGTTTCCCGTTGGCCTCGAGGTCCATCACGCGCTGGATGATGTTGGTCGGGGCATCGCCGGTGTAGGCATCGAAGCGGGATTCCCGCAGGAACGTCCAGGTGAGTTTGCGCTTGAATTTGATCAGCTCAAGATTGACGTTGTTTGCACTGAGCGCCATGACGCTAGCCCTTCATCAGGCCAACCCGGCTCCCTATTCGGAGAGCTTGTTCGGGTTGGTCATTTCTTCATAGAGGTCCGCATCCGGCGCATCGCCCTGCATCGGCGGCTGGCCGCCTGGCGGTCCTTGCCGATTGAGCGAAGGCGGATACGGGGTTCTACCGGTGTTAGTCGCCGGCGCGCTCGAGGCTCGCGACTGTTGTCGCTGCGGAGCGACCGTCACCGGTCGTCCCGCGGCCTGGGATCGGGCTGCCTCGAGCGCGCGACCCAGGAACTCGGGGTCCGCGAGCGCCTCCTGCAGGAGACGATCGCGGTAGGCTTGCGGGTCGTTGCCGACCTCGGCGAGGAGCTTGCGATTGCGGTGCCACTCGACCGCCGCCGCGAACGGATTCGGCGCTTGCCAGATGCGCTGATGATCCGCCGGATGCAGCTTGCCTTGCTGCACCTCGGTGTCGAAGGCCTTCTGCGCCTCCTCCACCTCCTCGGCCCCATGGGTAGCAACCGCCACTGACTTGTTGGCATGCGCAAGCTGGATGGTGAATTGCCGCCGCAGCGGGTCGAGGGCCTCGTTCAGGCGCCGGTCGAAATACTCGTCCGGCTGCATGAGGAAATCGGGACGCGGCTGTTGGCGTTGCCGCTCGGCCTCGATTTCCTGCAGACGGGATTCCGCCTGGCGCCGCCGGTCCCGCTCATCGAGCAGCTCGGCGAGCGGCACGCGTTCGCGAACCGGTTCCGGCGCCGGCGCCGGCTCGCGGTTCCCGACATCATCACCGCCGCGGTCGAAATCCTCGACGGTGTCAGCTCTTGTGGCTTGGTCGAATAGCTCCTCATCGCCTGCGGGAGCCGCAGGCGCGCCGCGTCGGAAGTTAGCCATGTCAGTCTCTCCAGATGTCGCCCTGGGGCGCGCACCGGCCTGTAACGTCGGCCGCATCACGAAACAGCGGCATTGGAAGCCCCGCTGCGGACTGTCACTCCGTCTGAGCCGAAGTCTCGGAGGCCGGTGACCCGCCCCGCCGTTTAACGTCAGGCGGCTGACGAACTCTATTCCTCGTCCTCGCGCGGCGTGCCGTCGCCTAGCCGCGTGATGCCCTTCATGGCCCACATGGAAGCTTGCTCGAGCGCCGTGACCGACAGGCTGCGATAACGTCCCGAGGGCACGTTCTCCTCGACCACATGCAACAACTCGGCAAAGGCTTGCCGCACGCCATCCATCACCACACGCTGCTTAGCGGTCGGCGTGAGAAAACCGAAGGTCGTCTCGTGCATGCCGGGATTGTCGTCGTCGCGCGCCATCATGATTCGTCCTCAAGCGAAATGCATAAGCAGAAAAACGAGGAACAACGCCGCCACCAGGCCGACCGTGAAGCCGACGCCGAAGCCGCGGCTGAACTCGTATTCGAATAGCCTCACGGACGTGGGAATAGCGGCCGTCCCGGTTCGACCAGGCCCACGAGGTTGAGCAGGAGCACGATCAAGATCAGCACGCCGATGACGGTGATGACGATTTTCGCCACCCGGTTGAAGGGCGGCGGCACCGGGATAGCGTCCACCAGATAGGTGAGCAGCCATAAGATCAGACCGAGAATGATGATGTAGATGACAAAATAGATGAGCGCGGTGATCATTGGTTGAGCCTCTCGGTCTGGCGACGGGCGAGGTTCTGCAGGAAAGCCTGATAGCGACTCGACTCGAACGGCCCGGCGTCGCTTAAGACCAGGCCGCGCGGGTCCATCACGCCGAAGCCTGGCACGCCCGAGGTGAAGGGCGAGGTGTTGGGCACGCTCGAGCCGTAACCGGGATAGGCCCGCCGCAGGATGTCGCCATAAGGCTGGTTCGGATCGGCGAAGAGCTTGGCAAAATCGGGCGTCGAATAGAGCTGTTGATGCGTCAAGCTCGGCAGGATGTCACTAGGCGTTTGCTTGCCGGTGGCGGCGTCGACCAGGCCCTTGGTCAGGGTCCAGCGCGTCTCTTGTGATTCCGCCGGCGTCCAGGGCGGCCCGCCCGGCAAGCGCTGCGTCAAGTCCTCGGAGGCCTGGCGGGCGCGGATGGCATTGGCGAGATAGGTCGCATTAAAATTCGGGTTACCGGCGGCGAGCTGCGCCGGCGTGGCGCCACGCGGGCTGAAAGCCTTGCCGGGCAGGCCGGCAAAATGCGCCTCCCAGGCATCGTTGGTGACCGGCACTGGATCACCGAAAACGTTCTGTGAGAACGAATGCACCTTGGCGCCGCCGAGCGGGCCTTCCGTATCGGAAAGCGCCCGCACGGTGTTCGGCCGCCAGGCGCCGAGCACGCTTGCCTCGCCGCCCGTGCCCTCGACGCTCTGGCCCATGATGGCGGTGATCTTTGCCGGGTCGGTCGGCCGACCGGCCTTGTCCCAATTGACGAAGGTGTTCAAGAAGTTTTTGGCGTTCGATTCGACCGAAGTCTGCGGGCTCATGGCGGCCATGCCGCGCGAGAAGCGGTAGGGGTCGCCGACGCCGGTCGGGTTTGCGGCCGTGCCCTGCCCGGTGATGTCCTGGATCGCCTGGCTCGAGCCGCCATACCAGCCGCGCTTCACCCGCCCGGCATAGGATGCCATGGCGTAATCCTCGGGCGAAGGCAGGGCCGAGATGTCCGGCTGCTCAGTGAGCCCGAGACGGGCCGACAGGGTCGGCGCCGTGCCCGGCGTGACGGTGGCCGCCTCCTCGGGCGACAGGTAGGGCAGATGGGGCTCAAGCTCGGGATTCTGCTTCAGCACCTCACCGAGATGAGGGTAGGTGCTTACCGCCTCTGAACCCATCGGCCGGTTGAGGTTCTCGGGCACCCAGATGTCGCCCTGTCGGACATAGCCAGCCTTGGGATAGCGCACCCGGCCGATGGCCAGCGCGCCGCTCTCATCGCTGCCCAGCGCGCCGGCGAGCGTCGGCAAATCGCTGGCCGCGGCCTCCTCGGCACCGCCCGGCAGGATCGGCGTGCCGGCCACATCGGCGATGGCGCGACCCACTTGCGGGCTCGCGCCGTAGGCCTCGGCAGTGCGCCCGGCGCCCTCCGGCGTAGCCTCGCCGATCGAGCCAACGCCGCCGTAAAGATTAGCCCGAAAGCCGGCCCGGTTGCGCTCCCGCTCCGCGGCCTGCGCCGCCGGGTCATAGGTGGCGGGGTCGAAGGTCGGCGAGAGCTTGACGGGCGGCGCCACACCCTGGCCGCCGGCGACCGGCACGCTCGGCGCCACCTGGCTCGGGTCGTAGTGCAGGAGCGGCCGCGGATGCAGCGGCGAGGCCGGTGCGTAGGGATCGCCGTCGACCGGCTCGATCGTCCAATCCGGCTCGGCCGGGTAGTCGCTGGCGAGCGCGCTCATTGCTGGTCATCCAATGAGGCGAGCTGCGTCGGCTGCGGCGGCGGCAGGTAAACCGGCGAGGTCGCGGGCAGGCCGGGCGGCGGGTAGTAGCCCTCGAACTTCTTCTGCGCCTCGAGCAGGCCTTGCTGTTGCTGCGGCTCGAGCTGGGCGAAGGTCTGATTCGGGTCGATGCCGAGCTTCTGGGTGTAGTTCTGGCCACCGCCTGGCGTCACCCAGGCCTTGCGCACCACATCACCCACCGGCCGATCGGCGTAGGTCGTGCTCCACAGATTGCGCTGCGCCGTGGTGCCGGTGTCGATGTCGGGGAAGATGGCAAAACCGTTGGCGTCCTTGCCGATGGCGCCTTGCGCTTGCGCGAAGTTGCCGAATTTGAGGTTGCCGGGGTTGTTATTCCTGAAGCTCCGCGAGGCGCCGGCCAGGCCGACCGGCTGCTCGCTGTAGGGATCACCATCGACCGGCTCAAGATCATAGCCGCCAGCCTCGTAGCTGCTCATCGCTTGCGCAGCCGATGGTAGAGGCCGCCGGCGTGCGGCGCATGCACATACAAGTGCCCGTCAGGCCCGGGCATGGGCGGCCCGCCCGGCTGCGGCCGAGCCAGCATCGGACCCGGTGGCATTCCTTGCCCCATAGGCGGCCCGCCAGCGGCCATTCCCGGCGGCGGCATGGGTGGTGGCACCCCCATGGGCGGCGGCCCACCGGCAGCGAGCGGCGGGCCGCCTGAAGCCGCCCCCGGCGGACCGGGCGAGGGGAGCCCGGTGGGAGAAACCGGAGACGGGCCAGCGGCGCCAGGCGGACCTCCCGGCGCCGCTGGAGCACCGCCGCCGCCGGGCAATCCTGACGGCGTAGGAGGCGAACCGCCAGGACCGCCCGAGGCGGCAGTGAGTAATTGATCCATGAGATCGGAATCGTGCGAGCGCATGCCCTGCATCGAATCCATGGCGGTGCCGCGCTCGGTGGCCTGGGCCTTCTGCACCTCGTGATGCGACATGGCCAGGCGATGGATGGCGCCGGCCCGGCTCTGCATGGCGTCGGCCTGCTTCTTCTGCGTGTCGGCCTGCTTGTTCTGCAGAAGCGCCTGTTGCGCTTGCTGCATCTGCGGCTGCGGCTGTTGCGCCTGCGTCAGCATGCCGATCAGCTCGCGCTTCTTGGAGGCCGGCAAGGGGCTTGTCTCGATCAACACTTGCGGCGGGATCGGAATCTTCTGTTGCGCCATGACCACCAGGATGTCGTTGACCGAGCCCATGACGTTCGTCGTGTCCGGCCCCTCGTCGGCGATGATGTCGACATCGATGTTGCCGAGCTGGTTGACCAAGACCGGCCGGCCCCATTGGTCGGTGCGCACCGCATTGACCTGGATGTATTGCGCCAGGCCCTGGTCGTTGGTGACGCGCAGCACCCGCTCGGCCGTCCAGTTGCGTTGTTGCTGCACCCAGATCAGGCGATAGATGCGTTGGCGCCAATTGCGCCATTGCGTCAAAAATTGCCCCATCTCGGCGAGGCCGGCCTGTTGCTGGGCAAAGAACACCCGGCCCGAGATGTCGGGGTTTTGCGAGAGCGAAGCCAGCATGGCCTGGTTGCTCGGCCCCCACGAATCCAGCTCGCTTTTGGCCTCCTGATAGAATTGCGCTTGCTTCAAGAACTCCTGATCGGCGCTCGAGAACTGCGGCTGGTTCTCGGGCGGCCCGTCCCAAACGATGACGCCATCGGGACGGGCCGCCTCGCGCCGGATGTCCTCGACATCGGCATCCTCGTCCCCGCCGAGCGCCCCGCGGCGCACGATGAGCTGGCGGGTGTTCATGATATGCACCGATTTGGCGCGGTGGTAGTTCAAGGCCCGCTGCGGACCCTTGAGCGTGCGGATGAAGCCGTAATGGTCGCCGGCCGCGTCGATCTTGATGGCGAAGGCGATGAAGCGGCTCACGGTCTTGCCCTTCTCGTCGTAGAAGGGCGACTTGCCCGACTGCAGCACCGTGTCGCCGGCGTAGAAGCAAAAATGCCAATCGCCCTTCATGCGATACCAGTGCTCGACCACCCGTATCTTGGTGCGGCCCTGCGACCACAAATAGCTCTTGTCGGTGTCGAAAATGGTGTAGCCAATGGCGTCCAACGAGCCGATCGACTCCTCCCACTTCTCCGGCCACAACTCCTCGAACTCGTCCTTGGTGCAGAGCTTGGAAATGCCCATGAAACGGCAATCGCTAAAATCGAGCTTCAAGGAACGCGGATCATAAAAAAAGGTCGTCTGGTCGACGGCCGCCACCTCGAGGTCGGGATCGCCCTTGTCGCCCGGCACCATGACCAGCTCGGCCACCACGTAGCCCATGCACATGCCCTTGAGCAGGGCTTCGCTCTCGGCCGCCACCCACCTCGAGGCGTCGAGGCAGTAGCGGATGCACTGGGTTGCCACCTCGGCGCCCTGGTCGTCCGGCTGATTGCGGCCGAAGCACTTGGGATCGCCGCGCAAGCGCTGGATGACGCCGACCACGCCGTCCAACTTTTTGTCGATCCTGTTGAACACCAGATCGGGCTGGCCGCGCTCGGCGAGCTTCTTCAGCTCCTCGCTCGTCCAGTGCATGCCGTCGTAAAAACTTAAGGCGTCCCTTTGCTCATTCATTTCGTCGTATTTGATGGCCTGAAAATCGGCGTACTGCCGGCGGAAGCCGGGAAGGTCGACATCCTCCTCGTTGTTCTTGACGCGCGCCGCCTTCTCGTGCGCCGACAGATCGCTCGGGTCTTCGCCGGCGTAGTCGTAGCGCACCACATTGGCGATGGGCCCCTGCACGCCACCGCTCGGCGGGATGGCCTGCGAGGGCTGCATGTTGAAGCCCACCTGGCCGCCGGCGGCCGCGGCCGCGCCAAAGGGCGGCGTGCCCGGCGTCGGCGGGGCATTGCCCTGCGAGGTCGGTGCCATCGGCTGGCCCGGCGCCCCCGGCTGACCAGGGAAGGGGAAGATATTGGCCACGCTTTTAATCCGCCTCGGTTTGTGGTAGGATGGCCGTCATGGAAAACCGCGGACAACTGAAGAATCGCTGGAACGCGCTGGCCCGCATCGCCATGGAGCACGGCATCCGCTCGGTGATGCCGCCCCTCGACAAGCGCATCGCCTGGGATCAGCGCTTCTGGCGGGTGCTGGTGCGCTCCACCCCCTGGCGCTCACGCGAACAAGGCCGCATCCTGGTCGAATGCCTCGAGGCCGAAATGAAGGCAAAAGGCGTACTCTACGCCTATATGCGCTTCCAACCTCGGGCCTGAGGACCGGCGCGCCGGAACCCTGCCGACCCGAGGCTAGGCCCCGACCGGTTCCCCCTTTTTGCCGGTCGGGGCCGACCTCACAACAACGAACCGCCGGCCTCCAGCCGGCGGTCATCCCCCTCGCCCCGCCAGGGCAAATAATCCGACAACGGGATCACCTTGCGCTCCGGCACGAAAGGCATCCAGGGCCGCGCCAAACAGGCATAGCGCAACTCGTCGGCAATGTGGTCCTCACTGTCGGTGTCCAAGTCCTCGATGTTGTGCGGATCATGCTGCAACAAGGGCATGGTCTGAATGAAAGCCGGACAGCTCGAGAACACATACAGCATCGGCACCCCGTCGCGACCCTTCAAACGAGCCCGAACCGCCGCCCAGCCCGACAAGGCCCCATACTTCGCCGTGCGCGTGTTGTCGGCGCGCGAGAAGCTCGGACCCTTCCAGCCGTCAACCCGACGCATCATCTCGGCAATGCTCGGACCCCCATCCTCGCGAAACGCCGATGGATCAAGCACCCGAAAGCGAATGTTCTCCCCCCGTTCGCGCCGCCTGATTCCCCGACCGACATCGTCGGCACTCAGCTTGAGCCCAACATTCGTCTGACCCGCGACGCTGCCATACCATTCCCGGTAACGCACGAGCGAACCCCGGGGAATGACGACCTTCCGACCCCCACAACGAGCAGCATGGTCGTCGGCAGCAACTGCCCACCAACCCACAGAAAAAGGCCGGGCAGAACCCCAATCCATCGCGCAGTAACGCAACCAATCAACGGGCAGCACAAAAGGTGCCACCACATGACGCCCCTCGGCCCACTCATCGAAAAAAGCACCCTCGACAGCATTCCAGTCGCCCTCAAGCCAAGCCCGCACGAGAGCCGCCTTGCCGACCAAATGCAAGCGCTGCACATAACCAGGATCACGCTTCATCAACAGCAAATTGTCGGTAAGCCTCGAGGGTATCACCGCAACCTCATGCACCCCCTCCCCCATCGGCTTGCGCAAAATTCTCGCCGCCTCCGGAAAAGGAACCAGCTCATAACGATCACGAATCCACTTCTGCCCAGGCCCGCCAGGATTGGCCGTCAAAATCATCTGAACCGGAATGCCCTCGGCCGATCTTAGCGTTCCGTAAAGCCGCCAAATCGGCGCCGGATCAGGATATTGCCCCGCCTCCTCCACCCAGACATCCGTCAAATTGCGACCCTGATACTCCTGCGCATCGTCCACCGAATCGAGATAAGCAAAACCCACCCGACCGCCATTGGGCATCCGCCAAGTTAGAGGCGCCCCAGGCTTGCTCTCGTAAAAGCGACCACCAAGCAGGCCGTAAATCTGCTTCGACCGATCGATCGCATCGATCGAGGAAACTGTCGTCCTGCGCAACATCATGGCATTGAAACCCGGCCCGTAACGCGCCTCCTTGATGAGCCACTTGCCGAGCACCCCATCCGTCTTGCCGCCACCACGGCTCCCACCAAAGAATATCTCAGCCGCAGGACAACGCACCAAAAGCGTCTGCGGACCCGGTTGCGGCCGCCAAACCAGTTGCTGCTTCGCCTGCAGCTTGGCCGCCCGCGTGCTCATTTCTTCTCGTGCCGCTTCGATTTCTTGCGCGCCTCCTCAGCCCGC